CTTCTAATTCTATACTAGAATTTCTAGTACCGTCCGTGGTTTCAGTTCCACTGTCTCTGCTCGGAAAATCTACTGCTATATTTCCGCCGGTGCCATTAACAATTCTCCAATACACCGTAGATGCATTGGGCATATTTGAATGAAGCACACTAAATTGATATGTTGGATTAGCCATAGTATCTTATCTATTACTGTTCATAAGTTGCTGTCATAGTGACAGTTATGGCATCTAAAAGATCTAGTGTTGTGCCATCTCTTATACTAAGAGTGCCGAACACATTGCCATTTGCTTGCGTAAGTGATTCGTCCCGCGAGACCCAAACATGACTACCGCTTGCGTCTAACCATGATCCGGTAGTGCCTGAAAATAATGCCGATGATGAACCGTCGAGATCGAATCTGATATCGTAATCGCTTGACGATCCTGCAAGCAACCATGTTCTGGCGATCGGAAGGTTGCTACTACCGGAACCGGTGCTTGTATCAGTGAATCTGAAATCACCGTCTGATAGAGAGTTCCAACTAAATGTAACTTCTGCTTTGTCCGGTCCAGGTGCAGGTCCGGAATTTGCAGTAGCATTTACTGTTGCGCCAAGATCAACCAAAGTCGTTGCTCCTCCATCATTAATCTCAGCAGGACCAGAGACACTATTGATTGCTGCTGCCTGATCTGTAATAGTCACGGTTTGTTGCGGTGCTGAATTACCGTAAGTATCACCAACCGCATCGATGGTGACATTTTCGTCCCCTTGATATACAGGATCGCTTATTACACTGTAATTCTTTGTTACCGTACCGCTACCCGAAGTAAATTCTGCTGCGGTGATTGCAAAAGTACCATCGGTGACCCTACCCGAAGCAGTGCCCGTAATTGTAACCGTAACATCTTCATACGAACCACCGTTTACTTGCGTTGCTACGATAGTATATTCTATTGGGAAACCTTCTGTTACCGGTGTATTGGTTGACGCAGTGTAAGTAACAGTAGGAACAGCATCAGTAATATCAACCGTATCGGATTGACCACCCGCAGTCAAAGTTAGAGTTTCGTTTTCAATCGCAACATTATCATAGACAGCAGTGACATCAATAAACCCACTGTTACTGCCACCCATTGTAATGTTTCCAGTCAATGCTACATCAATATCTGCTGCTTGAACACCTGTAATTGTATAGGGAACAAGAGTACCGTTTGGAATATTGGTGCCCGAAAGGGTGAACCTAGCAACACCGCCTTGTTCTGCAATACTTGATACATTGAACGATCCAGCATTGTAAACAGTTGCAGCATCTACAAGACTAAACGTATCACTTGTTCCAGTTCCAGAAATTGTAATCGTCTGTGGACCTTCATAAACATCACTAGAAGTCGTGGTAGGACTGATTGTGACCACACCACTATTAGACGCAAATGTAGCAGCAGTAATAGTAGTCGATCCAACATTAGCACGTGCATCACCAGTAATCTCATATGCAAAATCCGCATAAGTGGCGGTGTTCTGTAATGTTTGAGTGACAGTGAAACTGTAACCATCGCCTTCTGTTACGGTTGTAGCAACCATGTCGATTAAATTAGTTCTTACTATTCCTGCTTCATTGACGGTAACTGTTTGTTGTGCGGTTTGACCACTGTCATCACCGGTAACCGTGAACGTCCAAACTTCGGGACCAACAAATCCTGCGTCTTCTGTTGTAGTGACAACAACGTTTGCATAGGTTGGTGAGGTAAAGTCACCACTCGAAGCACCAGCACGTCCTTGAGAATCACCGGTCAATGCCCAACTAACGGTTTCGCCAACAGAATTGGTTACACTCAAATCTAGTGTTATGTCATTGCCTTCCGTTACAGGTGAGGCAATAGTCAATCCATATGTAGGAACAAGGTCTGTCAAATCGAATTCAACTGTATCTTGTATTCCTGTGCTCTGACCTGTAACCGTAATGGTGATAGTCTGAGTCCCCTCTTCCGTTGCAAGAACAGTTGTAGGAAGATTTAGATTTGCATAACTTGTTCCGCCCCAGATGAAAGTTCCGCCAGCAACACTGTATCTTCCGGTGCCATCATCTTCAATTGCGTAGTCTACATTTTCTCCGACAGAGTTGGTAACATCCAAACCAATAACAACAGTGTTACCTTCTGTGTATGATCCTGCCGAAGTCAGAACTGTGTATACAGGAACAACATCAGTGATCGAAGAGTTGAAGGTTGCAATCGCGGCACCGCCAACAGTATCTGAAACGTTCACTACGAATGCTTGTGTGCCTTCTGGAGGAAGTTGATCTAAGACAGCAGTAAGATCCATGGTGGATGTCATGATCATGGTATCGCCGCCAGCAGTAATACTAGCAGCAGTTGTGCCTACTGTCAAGGTTGATCGTGAACCTGTCCTTGGAACAGAGGCAAAATCTTCGTCTTCTGCCCCAGTAACCCACCAATAATAATTTGTTCCGGGCGCAGTATTCTTTCGAGTAAATGCAAACGAACCAGATGCTCCTTCTGATATGGCAGTAGGTCCGGTGATTACAGCAGCACTAGGAGCAGCATCAACCATGTCAAAAGTATTCGTAGATATTTGAGCAGGAACATCGTGGTTTGTAATTCTAATCGTTGAGGTTTGTGTTCCTCTATAATACCCATCTACTGTGGTTGCAGATAATGTAGGTGTTTGTGATGCTGCGTTAAAAGCAATTCTTCCGCTGGTAGTTGTAATTCTTCCATCCAAGTCATCAAGGATTTCCCAAAGCACTCCATCAGAGGTAAGTGTTTCTGTGCTTTGATTGTAAAAATAATCACCGTTTGGATTGTGTTCGTTCGTTACAGTGATTGTCGGAACAATAGAACCGCCCTCAGTAATATCACTTTGAGAAACAGCATACTGTGGATATACAGAAGTGTCATTAATTGTTACAATCGCGCCCTGTTCTTGTGTATTGCTTGGGTTGAGATATGCTAACAATTCTACATTATTAGGATCAGCATGATAATCACTATAAGTAGCAGGACCCGTCAAGAAAACCCTGAACGTTTGACCACCACCGCTATCGGTAATAAAATCTTTTCTAGGATAAACATCAAAAGAAGCGGTGTTTCCTGATACTGTAATTGTTTGTCGTTGATTGAAACCGAAAACATTTGTTTGTGCCGCGTCCCAATCACCATATCCATTATTATACCCAATCCCACCAACACCAAAACCAGTTTGATCTGTACCAGGATCAGCAGTTAATGCGGCATCAAGACTTAAAGATGAACCAGTAGCAGTAGTTGCGTCTGCTAAGTAGTAATTTATATCACCATCAGGTAAATTGGTTCCGTTTATAGTAATAGTTTGAGCAGTTCCTGTTTCGTTAACTGAACTAGTCTGGACAATGTAATGAACATCAGCAATATTATATTCAACATTAAAAATTAATTTTCTGTAAGGCGCATTGCACCAATCTCTAATAATGATATTGTATTGTTCTAAACCTTCAGCATTTAAGAAAAAGTCGTTTGCAATAGTAAAATTAAAACTCCCAGATGTCGGAGTATCATAAACTTTACCTGGCACATTTCCGGGACCTGAATTTACAGGGTCTGCTATCGGTAATTCTGTTTGAACACCTACCTCTAAATCTTGCCACCCACCTAGTACTTCAAATTCTGTCAAAGCAGGAAGATCCTGTGTGATAGGATTCGACAAAGTTATTTGGTTAGTTGGTGCACCAATTACATTGATAATAGTCGATCCTCTATAAATTCCTAAACCAGTAATATCATATCCAATCCAATCAGCACTGACACTGTTTAGAGTAAGCGTAATATCGCCTTCGGTTGCTGGATTCCCTGCTTGTATACTAGGAGTTGCAGTGACTAATTGAGGAGGAATTGTCACAAAATCAGAATCAACTGTCGTTACGTGTTCTAAATACCATTTATAAGTTCCAGGATAAAGATATGTTTGTTCTGGTGCTCCTAGACCATTTAAAGAAGTTCCTGTTCCCACTACATAATTAACTGTAAGACCTTCGGGAACTGGTTCGTATGAAGGAATTAAAGTAATTACCGGAGAATTTAGCGAAGTTGTTTCACCAGAACTCTGAGAAGTTAGATTTAGATCCGCATTACTTTCGAGTAACACCTCTCCACCCAAATACATACCAGCAGGATGAACAAATAGTTTGAATAAATTTTTCCATTGATTTACAGGTATACCAGCACGAACAAGTATAGCAAATGTTTGGTATAACTTATCGTTGGTAAGAAATCTTAAAGAAGATGGACCAATTTTAGATATCAAAGATAACGGATTGTTATCGTCTGCTATAAGAAAAATGTTTTCTTTTGTGTAAATAACTTCTGGATCGATATCAAAAAAAGATCTGAAAAACCATTCGATAGAGTACTTAGAACCTTTTGCTCTAAACAACACACTTGAAAAATTAGCAGCAGCACGTTTGTCTCCTGACCCTTCAAAATAACTTCCGCCTAACAGCAATTCGTCTTCTATGAAATTTAAAAGTGTGATATCAGTCTCTGTAATATCACGAGCAAGGAAAAGATGGTTTAATAATTCTGTTGCATCATATTGATTTTGCCACTCGTAATATTTTTCGAGCAAAGTAATAAATTTTGGATAAGACGAGGCAAAATGTTCAGGTAGAACATTTTCGATATGAACGTCCCGTAAATTTAATTTACGTCTTCTCTTGTCTATGAAGTTATCGTGTGCCATAATTCTTATTTATGCCGTTGGAAATGCTTGTGTTGGAACAGCGAAGTTAGAAGTATATCGTGCGACACCTTTTGTGATTCTAAAATCTTCAATGAATCCTCCCCAGGCAATGCCTGACGCATTACGTGTTGCATCCATTATTTGTAAAAAGTTTGAACTATAGTCTTGAGTATCGTTCGTTTCAGTACGTCCCAGAACACCGTTGACAAAAATTCTTAGGTCAGTGCCTTCTCGTGTTACTGCTACGTGATTCCATGCGTTAAGATTTAAGGGAGTTCCAGAAGTATCAAAATTACTAAATCCTCTAACCACTCTTACTTCGTGAGTAACTGCGATTTGTTCTAACCCTAAACCGTCATTCACCCCGTTAGTTGAATGGGTGGTTGCCATCTCGTAGTTACCTGACTGTAACGTGTAAAACCACCCTTCCATGGTGAAATCACCAGCACCTAATACTCCGCCTGTGCCTGTGAACGTACTTTCAATTCTGCCACTAGTGCCATTTCCTTCCATTGACTTTGCTTGGAATAATGTAGTCAATCCCGCTTCCACATGGACACCATTAACTGTGACTAGTGAATTATTAAAAGTAGAAGCATCACTTGCGTATGTTGTAGGACTACTCTCACCATCAACTGCATTAACTAAGAATACTACGTTAGCAAAGTTGGGATCTATATTACTAGTGTCTGTAACCGTGATCGTAACTTCGCCCACTTCTGCTGAGTTCTCTGCACCATCTGGTATTGCTCGATATCTCCAAACCACGGTGCCACTGAATGGTGCCGCAGGAGGTGTATACAAGAATGTTCCTGCAAGCGCATCGATAAGTGTAACCGTACCTTGCCCAGAAGGTGGTTGATCTTCCACAACGTGGGTGATGTCACCAGTAGTTTCGAACAGATCGTTACTAGAAACATTCATAGTAATTGTTTCACTGCCAGAGTAATCTAACGAGAAGGTGTCATCAATTGCATCATCCACACCAGCATTAGAAGGTCCATTAACGGTAATGCTAATTTGTTCTACAACATTTTGACCAACATCAACACCAATGACAAAACTATCAGGTCCATAAGCATCTGGGTTAGGTGTGTAGATCCATGTACCGTCTGAGTCAACCGCCGCAGTACCAAACTCCGGAGAAGTAGTTATTTCATAACCCTGTATGTCATTTAGTGTATTCACTAATGATAAGGTGTTAGTTGCAGTTTGTCCTGAATCTTCTAGTATGTTACCAGGAAGACTAGCACTGTCTCCTGAAAGAATATTGGATTCGACTTTACAGAATGCAAGCAAACCGCCTGTATCGAAATCGAGAAAATTAGTTTCTACTGTTCTAATAATAGCAGAAGCAGATTCAACAACTTTATACATATTAATTTTCATTTCAAAATCTAGTGTGTAGATGATAGTTCTACGGGTTTCGATTGCTCCCTCGTAGTCATCCTGCATAACCACACCGTCTAATCTTATAGGAGTATCTTCTGTGACATCATATCCTTCTAGTGGTTTAACAGATACTGTATATTGAGGTGTGAAAAAAGGTATAATTTGTTCGACAACTTGAAGCGCATCATCTTGACTTCTTGCATATACGTTTAATTGAAATTGTAAATTGTACGGAACGGGGTTATACATCCTTCTTGCTCGCCCACTATCAGTAGTGTCGGCAATAGTTCGTTTTCCCACCTTAGACAATTGCCGTTGAGCATCATATTGAATAGCAAGAATTTCAAATGACATTCTTGGTAACTTAATAGCAATTTGTCTTTCTTGTTCTTCACCCACTTCCATCCCTGCGATTCTGTCAATAAAATCACGGCGAGGTGCATAAGACAAAGGAACCTTGGTTTGGTTAATAATTTCACCCGCAGAATTATGTCTAACAACATAAATGTTATTAAACAACGAACCGAAAACAGCAACAGACTTTCGAATTCTTTCGTGATAAAACCAATTAGTTAACATTAAGGATCTCCAAACGGATTAGACTCAGAGAAATCTAAAATTCCGTCTGCAACAGTTTCGAATATATCATTCTGATTTTGATTCATTTCTTTTTCACTTACAATCGTAGGTATTCCGACAGCATTACTTTCTAGTCCTATCACACTATCTACTGTATTAAATGAATGAAACAAACCATCCGAAGTACTTATATTAGTTATACTTAATATTCTAGCAGATGAAACGGATGCATCATATTCTACAACATCAGCATATATGTAAATTTGAGAATCCCCTTCCCCTTGAATCTGTCTAACCCTTTCGCCAACTTCAAACGCACCATTCTCTCCAAAAAATTCTGTTGTAAAAACTTCTGTAAAAGTCATTTGATATTGATGACCAAATATTTCTACGTTATCAATTTCTGCAATATTAGTATCAAAATTTTCTCCGCTAAATTCAAACAACTCACAAGACAATCTGAATACGGGTAAATTTTTCAATTGATAGAAAGGAGTTTCATCAAAAGTTTTTTGAATTTCAAATATAGAACCGGACAAAGGTAAAAATATTAGATCACCTTCCCTCGGTCTAAAAAAATTATTAGTGTCCTGCTCATGTTCGTATGGCGCTACTTGTTGTAACCATCTACGCCGAGAAACCACAAAGGTTGCTTGGTCACGAATCTCTACACCAAATTTCGTGAACAAGTCACCCTCGCCATCGAACCCTTCTACATTCTCAATGTACATTTCTATTTTATATGCATCATCAAAAACAGCAGAGGTTTCATCGCCAAAGATAGTGTCTTGATTTACAGAGTCACGAGGCAGGTAATAAACATCCTGCCCATACATTTTTAAAGACTCGACTATCAAGTCTTCGTATAAGACCTGCTCTGATCTGGCACCTTGTGAAAAATACTTATTAGTTGCCATTTATTAACCTACGAAGAAATCTGGCGGTAACTCTTGCTCGATTCTTAACTTCTCTTCTAACTTTTCTAATTCAGAATTAGCATCATCAAGCATTTGTCGCGCATTAACAGTAACACCTCCGGGTAACTGCATGCCTTCAAATTTAGACATGTTGATACCCCACTGTTGTTTAATTAAAGCAGTGAGATAATTTTTTACAAACATATCATTATAGACGCTAGTAAATGAATCCGGATCAATAGCAGAATATATTTCAGCAACAACGTAATCACCAACCCTAAGATCATCATTGATCCATTCGCCCCAAATATAAAGACGATCTTGATGCCTAGACCAAGAAGTTTGCGGATTGCCGTGAAGAAGTTGATCCATAAAATCTAAGTACTGTTCAAATTGAATGTAGTAAGACAACCCACCACCAAAATTTAAAAAGTCACCCATACTATTTAACATCATTTGATATTTAACATCAAACATATTAACAGTAGAAAATGTTGGATTAATAGGAAACAGTTGTGAGATATATAAAACCTCACTCGAAATCGGAATCCAACCGTTATCGACATCAGTTTGCGTAATCAAATGTTTTAAATAAGTACGATAAGTTGCATCACTATGGAACTCTTGATACAACTGAATAGTATCATCGACTTTATCTTCTATCTGATCTTCATCCACATTTATTTCGATCACAGGATCACCTAACCTTCGAAGGCAATGATCGATCAACGTTTGTCTGGAATTAGGTTGTGCCATTTAGATACCTTTTACCTGTATTTATACATTGCCCCAGAGGACTGCACCAGCAGAATCGTAAATAACTAAATTTGTGCCAGCGGCATCTCGGAATTCAACACCCGTAGTAAGTTTCAAAGCATCTACATTTTCAACATCCATTACCTTTTCGCCACTCTGATCGGCATCAATGTGAAGTTTTCTTTCAAGGGTTCCACCAATCACTGTTGAGATCTCAAAATCTGCTTCTTCACTACCGTTTGTTCTTACTCTTGCGATAGACTTGACTACAGACATTTCTACGCCAGCATCTGAGTCAATAGAATTACCTGCTTTAAATGCAAGTTGTTGAGATCTCGTTCCAGAGACGCTTCGATGATTTAAAGTAAGTGTGCTAAGACTGCCAGTTAACGGGTACCCATAATCATAAAGAGTAAGACCACCTTGTCCAACCAACAATCTTTCTTGATCGCCAAATGCATTGTGCTGCATAACTATGAGGTCAGAATACATATCCTCATCACCGGGAGCACCGTTTACCACTGCTCTTATGTCTACACCGGGAAAATAGTTACCACCTGCTCCAGTCTGATCAATACCTGCGAAAACAATACGACCTAATTCATCACCACTGTTTACTCTAACATCGTTAAGAGTGTTGTTATCAGTTCCACGTGACTTACCTAAAATTAAATATGGAGGGAACTCATCAGCACTAGTTCTGGTAATAGCAAACGATGCTTGATCTGCTCCAGTTCCAGTAAGAGCAGTACGAGGCGTGACTGGCGAGTTGGTTGGGAATCCTCTGGTTTCAAAGGTTCTAAAACCATTACCTAAATTTAACTGATAACCATCTTCTGGATCAATCTGTACATGATAAAAAATACTCGCAGAATCCCCTATAAAACCAAGAGCTTGTATCTCTTCAGTAGTAACTCTCCCTTCGTCAGTTACTAATTGTAGAGTTGGAACTTGATAAAGATCACTGAAAGCAGTCTTACTTACGACATCGCCATTGATAGTCAGTACATCAGTATTGGCAATTTCAGTACCAAGATTCGGTATAGTTAGTCCATCACCATTAACACCAGCATCTATCGCAGTTGAGTCTAGTGTGGTGATACCAATAACGTTTAAATTTGGTGTTTGGAATATTGTATCATCACCACCAGTAACCGCTAAGATGTTATCAGAGGCATCATCCACAACCGCTAAGGTAATATCTCCAGAAGCATTGTTGCTAAATCTAATACCTTCGCCGGGATCAGCGATGACTAACTCATTGACGCCTGAAATATCAAAATTAGTGCCACTGATACCACCATTAGCTAGAGTCAATCCCTCAATACCGCCGCTGGCAATTATTGTACTATCAAATGTTGCTACACCGTCTTGAGTAAATGTTAATGCATCAACCGGACTGCCAAGATTTTCAGATCTAATAATTAATTTATTGAGGTTGGCGGAGCCAGTTCCTTGATAAAAAAATCTCCAACCATAACCAGTACCATCACCGTGATTACCTAAATAAATGGAAGCATCTTCACCATCTAAACCACTACCTCCAATATAAAGTCTATCTTCGGTTTGTGGAAAGGTGTTTCCTACCTTGACCAGTAGTTTACCATCAATCGTCGTTGAGTCGAGTGTGGTGATACCATCTACGTTTAAGTCGCTATCGAATTGACCACGATCAACAGATAGTAAAGTGGAGTTGTTAACTCCACCAACGGTGCTCAGAACCAAATCATAATCCGCTAGATCGTCTGTAGTATCAGTAGCACCCGCAAATGCGCCTCTTTGTAATTCTATTCCGGTGGTTCCAAGTCTCAGTGCAGTTTTATTACCTCGTCCGGTAACAGCACTCAAAGTATCATTAGCATTGATACTTGAAACAGATCTTCTAGAAATTTGACCAGTACTTGGATTAATTGCTACAAGAGTATCTCTGGTTTCTGAATCTTGTAACCCAGTAAATTTAATATGGTAGTTGCTAAAAATAAGCGGAACTCTTGCAGAGTCTGCACCAACTGCACTGAGACTTGCCCCTCTATCAGTTACACTGCGAAGAGTATCTCGTTCTGTCAGTCTAGAAACAACGCCTTGTGATCCACGTTTAACTACCCCTGATTCTGCTCCTCCGGTTTGAACGAGAAGCATATTATAATAACCGACACCATTATCAATAACATTTTGTTCAGTAATTATTGGCAGACCATTTGTATTTTCTAGATCAAAATCTATACCACCAGCAAACACAGATCTTATATTAGTTGAATCTCCTGCTGTTGTGACATCTTGTAAAGACGGAACCTCAAAAGCAGAAGGAGCAAGATTTCTTACAGTCAATTGCTCAGTGTTAACGTCCCACATAACCGCATCATCAACATCCGCAATAGATGGCCAAGAACCAAAATCTTGTTTCACATAAAAAGCGTCAGCGTTTCTAATAGTCAATCCGTGCGTAGTGATTGACGCAGTCGTGCTGTCACCACCAGAAACAGCAGTAGTAACTTCTTGTAACGTAGTGGTATCTTTAAAAGCAAATGCCCCTACGTCACGATAACCCACACTATCCTGTGGTCCCAAGAAAAGTGCATTACCATCTCCTGCTGGATTATATTTGGCAGGAAGTGTGCTAAAATCTTTGATGCCGTCGATGATAAGACCATCAATTTTAAGACTTCTTGTAGTAGTAGCAAATGCTTCTGTGCCAATTGTTTGATTCGAATTATCGGTTACTACTTGGAGAGTCCAAAAATCGGTATTCTGATTAGCAGCATTCCCTAATGTTCGTGTACCAACACTATCAAACGTAGTAAGTTTTGTAGGATTAAATACAGGAACTACAAGACTTGTATCAAAAGGCGATGAAGTAGGTAAAGAAGATCTGTTTAAATAAAACTGGTTTCTAATGTAAACATCTTCTGCACCAGTCGAGTCTCCGTTGTTAAGAACAAACTCCCAAGTAAAATCCTCTAACGGTTTGGTAGCACCGCTTTGCAAAGTGACTCTAAATGCGCTATCGGTTCCTCCAGCATCTGCAAGACGAATAACGTCAAACTGTCCTGCTGGCGTTCCGGGATTTGTTAATGCAGCAGTAAACCCACCATCTAAATCAATAGCGTTAGTAACATCAAGTCTTCTCGATAAAGTGTCTGCACCCGTTTCTGATGCTTTGTCTATCGTAAAATAATTTAACGGTGTATGAGCAGTTGTTTCTACTACTGTTGATACTACACTATCTCCGACCAAACCTAATAAAGTTAATTGGTCGTCTACGTTGAAAGCAGGTGAAAGTCTTAACCCACCCGTCAAAGTCAGTTTGTTATCAGTAGAAGCACCGTGATCTGTTACATATTGTAACGTAGCAATGTCTAGTATATTACCAAGAGTTCTATCTACTACACTATCAAGTGCAGTAAGACCTAAAATAAGAGTATTATCTGATACTGCATCTGATAAATTAGTCGTGCCTACCGTTAATCCACCAGCACCTATGTTTGCCCTATTTGTATTAAGTCTATCATTTGAATAAGTTAGACTGCCATTATCTTCTAACTCACCGTCTGTTCCTGCTAAAACTATTCTAGTCGCAGTTAAATCAGATACTTTGGCGGTTCCTAATGTAGCAGAGTCGCCACTGAATCCCAACGCAACTATTGGTCTGGTTGTAACATAACCTTCATCGGTAACGTTCTGTAAATCCGGATTCGAGAAAGCAGAAGCAGATGCTTCGCGGGTTCCTACTGTTCCGTCTGCGGCAATAGTTACAATAGTAAATTCGGTACCTTGATCAGATAGTCCTGTAACAACCAACCCTGCGTTAGTTGCATCAATCGTGGTGGAATCTAATGTAGTACTACCAACAACCGTAAGATTGTTCCCCACATCAAGATCACTATCAGTGTGAATAGATTTGTTAAAAGTCCAATCGTCGTTTGTATTCGAATATAAAAGAGTAGCTGCGCCACCAGTTCCTAAATTCAAAGTGATACCGCCGCCATTGGCATCGGACGGTTGTGTTGCACCATCTGCTAAAGTAATATTTTTATCGTCAACCGAAAGTTCTGTACTGTTTATAACTGTAGTGGCACCATCGACTCGAAGGTTTCCTAGTACTACAAGATCTTTTCTTACGGTGACAGAATCAAATGTGGATATACCCGAGACATCAAAATCAGCAACTAAGTTTAAAATAGTTCCATCGAAAGTGAAGTTGGCATCGTCTTCTAATTCACCAGAAGTTCCTGCGATCACTACCCGATTATCTGTCAGATCGCTCACTGCTGCACTTGCTAATGTTGCTTGGGTACCGACACTCAAATTAGACGCAAAAGTAGCACTATCGGCAGTTATCGCAGAAGTGCCGCCTAAAAGAATATCTAAATTCGAAGTATTACCAACTGTCAATACTTCGTTTAATCCCAAAGCAGACCCATCAAGGATTGAAGCATCAACTTCTAAAAATTCTACACTGTCTCCCGATACACCTGATCCGAGATTCAACAGTTTATATGTTGCTTGTGTGTCCGTTGCGTTTGCTGCGAGAGAGATACCACCATTTAAATACAATGGTGTTGAGGTGACATCATATCCAACAGGTCTCGTAGGATCTGTGACAGTAGTTAATGTTTCGCCTGTAAAAGCAGTAGATTCAACTGTTCTTCGAGCAACTTCATTAGAACCATCGATTGTTAATACTTCTAATGATTCAGTACCTATCAGTCCAGTTAGATTTACCGCTCCTACTATTGTGGTAGAGTCTAATGTTGTAATACCATCAACATCAAGTGTTCCTACTATTGAAGTAGAATCTAATGTTGTAATACCACCAACATCAAGATCCGTTGTGACATTAATATTGGTGGCAGTTAATGTGGTATTACTAAACGTTAAGTCAGCATCGTCTTCTAATTCACCATTAGTTCCAGCAATGACCACCCGACCACTGGTTAAATCTTCTACTTTAACTGATGAAGCATCGATGCCAGCATTAGCATCAAGTAAACCGTCAATAGTTGTTTTATCGAGAGTAGTTTCTCCCGTTACATCAAATCCTCCAACTATCGAAGTTGAGTCTAATGTTGTAATACCATCGACATCAAGTGTTCCTACTATTGAAGTAGAGTCAAGATTCGTTACTCCCTCGACATCAAGTGTTCCAACTATCGAAGTTGAGTCTAATGTTGTAATACCATCTACGTTAAGATTTACACCAACTTGAAGTGATGTTCCGTCGAAAGTAAGATTAGCATCGTCTTCGAGTTCGCCAGCAGCACCAGAGAACACTACACGATCCGTGGTCAAGTCTGTAACGCTTGCGCTTGCAAGAGTTGCCTGAGTAGTTGCTTCTAGGTTTTGGACGGTAGCACTATCCCCCACAAAACCTTGCGCGATAATTTCTAACGTAGTAGTTCTTCCGCGCTCGGTTGCGGTTTGAAGTGTTGTGTCATCACCATCGAGAACATTGTTGTCAAGTTCACGAAGAATTACTTTACCAGGAGTTGAACTACCAAGAGTTTTTTCGTATACTAAAAACTGATTGACAGTGTTAGAAGATCCTAATAAATCTGAATCGATTGCTATTGCTTCTGTGCCAGATCTAGCACTCGTTGGTCTTATAACTAATCCACCAACCTTGATTGGTTTATCAGCACTATCATTAAGTTCTACGGTTTCAAAAAGACCGTAGGTTTCTTCTCCGGTAAAAGCAATTTGATCTAATGTAACGAAACCAACACTGTCATTAGAACGAATAGCAACAACGGTTGGTTGTCCCGAAATGAATCCTTTGGAGTCGTTGTTTATTAATCGGACTGGTCCACCCAAATTAGCAGCAAGGTTAGTAGAGTCTCCTCTGCTTAAAACGAAATTTAGATTAATCAGACTATCGTTAAACGCAATATCTTCAGCAAGTCTGACACCGACGAAAGCACTGTCGTTTGTCAAACCATAGTCAGCAACAATAACTGTGTTCGAAGTTTTTGATGCTAATGCTTGATCGCCGGTATTGCCACGAAGTTTTACTGTGTTGCTGAATATAACAGGGTTACCTGTTTCACCTTGATCAAAACCAGTCTCTGTTCTTCCTGAAACAGAGTGAAGGGTTTCAAAAGTCTCGTCAAGGTTGACAACATTAATGTCTAAAATTTTATATTCTTTAGTAACAGAATCTTGGAAGACCAACGGAATCGTATTGCTGATCTGTGATATGTCTCCTACTCCAGGATCTTTAACAAAGATTTGAGGAACATTAATAGCAGTTGTAGAACTATCAAACAAAGCAAGTTCAGTAAGGTTTCTGTAACCTATTGAATCAGCAGTAGTATCGACTACTAATGCTTTTCTATACTGTTGTACGCTACCGTCTAATATACCACCAGCATCATTAGAAGTTCTATTTTGTAATGTATCAGATTTGAAAAATTTTGCTCTAATGCCATTAGGTGTAGTTGCACCACTTGTAAAGGTGCTCGCTGCATCACCCGATGCGATTGTAAATTCAGTGACTTCTCTTAAAGTAGGAGGATCAAAAGCAGTAAAGTTAAAATCTCTTTTACCAATTTTATATGGAATTGGCGCATTTGCGCTGTCCATCACAAGCAGTTGTATGCTGTTTAAACCGACAATCCCAGGACCACTAACGTCCCCATCTGTTGTGTTAATGTTGAAAGCACCAGTGATTTGTAAATCACCTTCAATTAATGAATTAGTACCGTCACCGATAAAGAGTGCTTGTTGGGGAGACTGCCCAGTAAACCCATTAATTTCTACACCGTAAGTGTTAGAGTTGTTACCCGAAAACGATCCTCCACCCGGTAAAGCATTAACGACTATACCTTCGGTAGTTGTATTTCCGGTTTCAGTAACAGATTGCAGAGTAATTTCTGATTCGTTAGTAAATGCTAAATCGCCTAGTTTACGAAATCCTACACTGTCATCTCCAGCAACAGTAGGGTTCGTATTTAGAATAAGAGCATAATCATCATCTGCTCCTGCTTCTGGTAATTTTCCATCTCCGAATGCTAGACCATTAACCTTGGGTCTTTTAGTAAACCCACGGGTACCATCCGCGTTCGAAAAGAACAACGAATTATCGCTGTCAGGATTACCTGGGTTGGGTTCTGCCTGATCTAACGACAGATAAAGATAACGATCGGCATCTAAATCCCCTGCCGATTTTCTAACTACTTTACCTGCTAACGATATAAGTCTTCTAGCCATTTAATGATTCCAAAAAACTCAATGTGAGTTCGAGTTTATCTGCTTGATCTGCCCAAATAGCAATCTGATTGCCTTCTTGAACTACTAACTTTCCTGTTAAAGGAGATACTGCATCGTTCGATTGAACACCAAATTCTTTAACGAGGTAAGTGCTAGTGTCGGTTCCTACATCATGGTGGACAAAGTTGACATCATAAGTTGCGTCATTCGCAATATTCGATATCTGTGCCATCAAAATAATCGCAGAAACACCTGCGGGAACTGTATATACCACATCAGTTCCCCTTGCTTTTACTGCTTCGGTAGCATCTTTATCCTGTATGATATAGGTTTTAGTTTTAAACTGATTTAATGGAGTGGCCATTTATGATCCCTCTAATGCCAGAATGTATGGTGTTAACACCGCAAACAACGATCTGTCAAAAGTTGTTCCTGTAATTGTTCCTGATTCACGGTTGATAGTTAAATCACCACCAATCCTAAAATCACCTAGTTCATCTGTTGCTGTGAAGTAAACCAAACCAAAGTTAGGTTGTAGCGACTCAGCAGAGTCAAATACGATTTCGTTTTCTTTTCTGGGTATGCCACCGTTTTGTGGCACTGCCGCGAACATATTAGTACCTGATCCTACAAACTCAAACGTGTGGGAAGACGCACTAATCAATGATCTCTGATGGAAATCAACCTTTTGTTGTCCTGCCGCATTTTTATTTAGGGGTGGAGCAATCGTTAATTCAAAACTTCCTGTTTCAGGGAGAATAGAAGAGTAAGTAAATACTGAACCACTTGTGCCTTCAACCAAACGATTACTTGCTCCTACGGCAATATAATCACCTGTGCCGCCTACGGTTACTGCTTCACCGAATCTATCATCCGTGCCAGATCCATTAGTGTCTCCGTTAAATTGAGGATTCTGTGGTTGTAATATAGCAACCTCTGCCCAGTTTGTTCCTGCTCGTTCTACAATATATGCGGCAGCAGAAGAGTCGTTATTAAGCACACTAGAGGAACCGTTAACTGCTCCAATGATAGCGATATCGCCAGTATCATTCATGTCAAGAGACTGTCCGTATCGAGTATTGGTTCCAGCGCCGAGTTCTTGATTCCCTCTACCATTCGAAGGATAGACGGTTTCTTGTAAATTCCATGCTCCTTCATCAAACTGGAAGAATTCTGCTCCACCTTCATTCTCGAAATATGCTAGTGCAAAATCACCTACACCATCGAATGCTGGACCAACAGGGTTTGATAATTCAAGCGATGTTGCCGAGACAACATCTACAATGTAAGTTTGTGCCGGTATTGTATTAGGAACAACTGAAAATCCGGGATCTTCTGTTACAATAGAAGTTCCATAATAGATTTTCATTCCTACTTCAAAACCAGTAGTATCATCAACATCAAAGAAAACACTATTCCCTACTTGAGCAGGGACCGTAGTATTAAACGTTTCCCCAGTATCGGGTGAAGAGAACGCAGCATAAGAAGCATCACCGTTTATGGTTACCTCAAAGTTTGCCTCATCATTTTGACCTAGTTGAGATACAATGTTTTGAGATAAACTGAATACCCCAAATTGATTCTTGGTGTAATAGTAATGTACATTACCTCTCCAACTTACTAATATACTTGCCCCGTCTTCTGAAAGTGCAGTAGTCGGTGCACCCGATGTTGTTCCTTTCGGGAACAACAATTTTTGTGCTTTCTGAAATCCATTAATATCATTAGCAGAATCTCTATTGTAAATATTGACTGCACCATTTACAAATAAACTATCAGAGTCTGCTTCATTTGAGATCAACAAAGTGTTGCCATCTCCAGACATTGATAATTCACTACCCAATTTTCTGTTTGTTGTTGGGTTTGGTGATGAAGATACTGAATCAGTAATAAATTGTATTTGATTATAGTTGATTCCGTCTGTGGTCTGCAAAATATAAACAGCACCATGTAAGGTGGTAGAATTAGTGGCACCAACAACATACTTATTCCCTGTTTGATTCACAGCAATAGTCGTGCCTTCTCTGTTTGATGCTAACCTAGTTCCAAAGTTTGAACTTGTTGCTCCAAAAGTGTTAATCGGATTAGTTGTCTGTGGACGATCCAACGCATTCCAAGCAGTTCCGCTTCTTTGGAACACCTCTACTTCTACCGAGTTACTTGGTGAAGTGAAAGCAAGTATGTTATCGTCTTTAGATATAAGAACAGATTTACCTGTATTTGTTCCTTGGGGCAGATCAGTAGAGTTAACAACAACCTGATCATTATTAAGAGACACAGACCAGTTTTGTGTGATCTCATCTGATACATTAAGAATGGTGTAATAATACGAATCGTTCGCAAACTTAATTGCGTCATTGTAATTCGGTTTCTTAAAATCACCCAATTGTAATGAGTAGTTCGCGGAATCGGTGTTGATAATTCCATTCACACGAATAATATCATCATTCAGGTTATAATCTGCATGGAGATCACCGTTGTAAATACTCTTTGATCCTCCAGTTGCTACCAATCCAAAGTCACCAAACGATGAGTTAGAGTTGGTTAGAGAACATTGCGAACCGCTTTCTGCTTTAATAGAAGTGGAAGTTGAAATAGTAAAACAAGATACTAACTGTGCGTATGCGCGATTCTGCATCAAGACACCAATGCCATCAGCATTGAACTGTGTGAACGCATCAAGCACCATTGATCGTAGACCCGATACTTTTGACCCATCAATCTTCATACCGATACCTGATGTTGTCAATGAAGTACAGTTCTGAACGTATGGTGATTGAGTAATGAAAGAACCGGACCCTGCGCTTTCTCTTGGATCGAATGCTACACAAGCAGCACCATTCTGGTGATCACGGAATGTGATCTCTTTCACGTAACAACCATTGTCTACCCAGAAAATATCGCTATCAACGTTACGAGGACGAATCGTTGTTGCCCTTAATGCGTCACCAATGATAGAAGTTTTGGGTGGTAGTTTGATCGGGTTGTTAACAGTGTAGTCACCCGACTTCAAGAAGATAGTTGAATCAGTCCCTTGGTTCTGTGCAGTTTCCGAAGACTGTCTAATAATAGTTTGACGTTCCGGAGTTCCTATGTTAAACTGAGTCCATGCTAGTTGAATTAACGGGAAAGTTGCGGTAATACCTAGTGTATCTAAATTTGGAAACACCAAAGAATTATAACCCGCAGGAAGACCTGCTGGATAAGCATATGCATATTTCGTTCCAGTAACATCACCAGCAGGGTTAAAGAAATCTCCTAGTTGGAAAGTTCCTGCTCTTGATTGAGTAACTGCTTGGATAATAATATTTAACAGGTTTTGAATCTTAGTGATGTTACCCGTGTCGGTTCCTGCTGTATAACCAGCAATGATAGACTTGAGTTGCTCGTATGCGGCAATCGTTGCAGTGAATTCGCTGTTACCTAAACGATCAGCATATCCGTTTCCGAAAATAGAGAAGTATGCTCGCATCGCAATAGAGGTTGCACTGTTGCCACCGTACTTGAGATCATATACTAACCCATCAAGAATATAACCTACATCTCTGCGACAAGTTGCCTGATCGTATGAGTAGGTTGGGAAAATACTATTCGCATAAGAAACTACTTGCTCTTGAAGTGTAGATCTGTTAGTATAGAAAGTTGCACTCTCTCCGGTAATTGCAGGAAGCGTGACCGTGATTCCAGTGCCGTCTGCTGCTTGAATAGACGAGATAATAACATCAATAAGCGTTTCTACTCTTGACTCTTCGGTAGAAGTTGTGATATAATTATTGACAATAGTTTTAAGTTGCTCGTATGCTGCGGCAGATGCTACAATCTCACCAGCACCTAATTGGTTAATCCATACATCAGCAACACCATCTAGGTTTTCGTAATCTGTTAAACCTTCGATGTTGAGGTCTTTTCCTACCCAGTAGGATCGGGCATTTGTATCTGTTGCAAACGATCCATCAAACAAAATGTCGTGAGTCAATGCGTCAACAATGTAACCAACATCTCGTTTACATTTGTCTTGATCATATTCAAGTGCATCGTAATTGTCTTGAATCCAAGTAATCAATTGATTTTGAATAGTTAAACGATTGACGATTAAAGCATTCGCAGCATTTCTTTTTGCCGCGTCTTCTGATCCTGATCCAGTAAAAGTTAATGGGTCTCCATCATAAGCACCGTATTCAGTTGACTCTGTAAGGAGATCAGTAATCTCTTTGATACGTGCAGTAACAAAAGTTTGACTGTCTGCGTTAATACCAGATGCGTTGATCTGGTCTCTCAAATATTCAATAGATTGGACTGTATAGATTAATTGATCGCTCTGAACCTTTTGTGCGTTTCCTCTGCGATACGCAAGACCAGCAGTGGTACTATTATAGTTCGTATTGTTCTGTAAGTCAAGCGCGATTGCGTCTACAATCAGCCCGGTGTCTCTTTCGCATTTGTGCTGATCAAAATTATTAGAGAGTGTGCTATCGTTTACAAAATCAATTACATCGTTTTGAATGATTAATCTGTTCGCAACAATAGCATCAAAATCTGTCGTTGTCAACCCTGCTGTGCTT